TTCCTATTTCAGTCCATGTTGAATTGTCTGTACTGGTTACTAATACTGCTTTTCTAACTTGTCTAGTGTTAACATATCCATAATCACCACTAGTCGATGGAAGATGTTTAAATGACTTTACTACCACCGATTGACCTACGTCTACTTGTATCCATTCTCCAGATACACTTACTGCATCTACTGTTGTTACGGCAGCACTAGAACCTGGTAAGTAAGTAGCAGGTGAATACATAGATGACATTGAACTCCATACATAAATATTATTACCGTTGTTATCAAGTCTAGTTCCATCATCAAAAGCATTATAAACTTGTTGTCCACCTGGATATTCACTGCTTCGTGTGTATTGGGCGGTGCTTCCAGAATACAATGTAGACGACTGACTTGCTAAATCATATGGTGTTGTGGTGGATGTTGAACCAGAAGCGGTACCATATGTTCCGGCGGATGATTTCCACGTATTGGTATCTTGACCTGTAAGTTGCCCATCAAACGCTTTTAAAGCAGTGGAAGCAGTAGATGAATGTTCGGTAGAGGCAGAATAACTTTGGGTGGTTAGCGTTGAATTAGGACTGGTGAGTAACGCGGTTCCACTACCTAATTCAGTGAAATATTTCAAAACAACATTACCGTTTTCTACGGTGATTGTATTGTATGCTGCGGTTGTATCATCGTATCGAACTGTGAAATTAGCAGCATCGTATGTGGTTTGCGCGCTTACATCTTTGGTGAAATTTATTTCAATAGTTCCTTTATTTAAACTTACATCAGTCATCACAGGAACAATGCTTTCTATCATGGTTCTTGACAAATCTTCAAGTCGGACATTTACATTTTCAGAAAGGTCTTCTATTATTTGATTTATATTTTGAGATAAGTCACTTGAATTAGATTTGATTTGATTTAAACTTAAGTCTATGCGTTTAAGATAAGACAATACTTCATTATTATAGTATTCTGAACCATTATAATAAATAAAATGTTGTATTTCTTCACCAAGTGGTGTTTTCAAATTATCTTTTGTTCCTATGTCACGAGTGTATTTTATTAAAATACCAGATAAATCATCTATTGTTGTTAGATAAGGTGGTTGTGCCAATCCTTTTACTTCTGTTGTGCTAAGAAAACGGTTATACATTCTAATTTCATCAATCGAACCCAAACTATTATTTTCTCCGTTTCTAGATAATATTTCTATATCCGCGAATTTTGTTTTTGCTTCAATGTATATGTGATGCCATCCCACAAATGATGCTGATGTTAAACTAGGTGTAATGTCAAATAATGTAAAGGGTAGATTACTGTTGCGTAGTGTTAGTGTATGTTTAGTACCATCTACATATAATGATTTTAAATTTTCACCATATCCGGTCAATGTATTTGTACTATCTACAAAAATTTCAATATCAAGTCCATTTAGTCGAACAATATCACTAACAATAAACCAATTTTCTTGCAAACATTCATAGTCTTTTACCCAAAACGATATTGCTTTTACATCATTTGGCATATCCGATGTAGTCAAATTAAAAATTCCTTCGCCTGATACACCCTTTTTACTGTATCCTATATTATTTACACCTTCTTCAAATGTTCCTTGAGTTTGATAATTTCCAATATGTTTTGTATCATTAAATGTCTCAAAATATACTTGTCCTGATATATCGTTTGGGTTTATCAAATGTGTAACTGATGATGCATCTACAATAGCGTTAGCACTATAATCCAATGATAAATTAACTTTATTGTCTTTTATGTAAATTTCACCCATTTTGATTGTTTCATCGTTTTTTTTAACTTCGAAATTGGACAATTCATATGTTTCCAAATAAGTGATATCTTCGTTGAATGTTAATTCAATTAAACGATTATTACATAAATCGACGTTGGTTAGTTGTGCTTTTGAAACAATAGGATTATTATTTGTAATAGTTGAACCAGAACTATCTGTATTAGTATTTGATAGTTGAACCGATATTACATTTCCAGTAATTGTTACATTTTCTCCTGCTATTAAATGGTCTCCTATATTATTAGACAAATCTACGAAATAATCCCATCTAACAGAACCTGAGGCAATGGTTTGATGTAACTCTGGTAAATCGTCCACGGGGTCAGGTGGTGGATTTACTAAACCATAAATATTATCTGATGTTATTAATAAACCAGACATTATTAAATATAATATAAAATTAGACAAAAATTAATTGTATATTACTTTTCCACTGTAAGAAATGTTTTAATATTGGAAACTGTTTTACTGCTTAGTTTGCGTGTTCCTGTTTTAGTTTTTACCATGAATGTTTTTAAAGCATCAGGGGTTTCTTTTAATGTGTTTATTAATCGGTATATGGTCCCATGATGTTTTAATATTTGCATGGCAGTATCCACACTAACGTGAGGGATTTGACTTAGCATGATAACGTCTATGTTTTCTGGTGTTATGTTGCTTTTCTTTTCTCGTTTAACATATTTGCTGTATTTTAATGAAGCGTTTGTTTCCACCGTTTCGTGTTTGGTGCTTTCTACTACATCGGGATTTAGTTTAATATTTATTTTGGCGTTGCTTGTTGCTGCGGATGACGATATGGTATTAGGTTGGTCTTCGGAATCAGATGATGAAGTTGAATTAGGCGGATTCCGGAAATTAATGTTTTGGAAATATGGACGTTTGGGAGGGGATAATTTACTTGATTTGTTTATTTTTAAAGCCATATTAAGAGCAAATTCCGCTGTTTCTACCAAAGTAAATGTTCTAAAAACTGAAAACCCTTTGTAATACATTAAACTTACCATAGCACTGTAGATGGTGTCTTGTGTTATTCTGGAATAACGATTGTTCCACATAGATAGGTTGCCTTCTATTAAGTAAATGATATTGTGATTGTGTATATCAGTATTGTCTAAACGATAAGATTGTTCATTGTATCTACCGTCTTGAATGGAACTTGCTAAATCATTTATGCTTTTTCTTTCTATTAAAATAAGTTCTCTATCGTTGTTGTCTTTTATAATAATGTCGGAAAGTGGGAGGTTTTCTACTACAACTTCTATGGGTTTGTATTTTGCATTCATTAGTTTAATAGACTCTACCAATTGAATTAATTTTTTTTCTCTATAATCAATTACTAATTTCATTATTTATGATGAAATAAAAATATGTTTAAATAAGTTATTTAAATAAGTTATTGAAATGTGTATATGTACCGCATTATAAATGAATATAATACAAACTAAAATATTGAAGACACTTTTTTAAATTGGTCTTTGATATCAGTATATAAATGGGCAATGGACAATTCTTTTGTTTTTCTCCAATTCGCCTTACGTTGGTTGGGGTTTTTTACATAATCTTCTTTAAACCAATCGTTCAATGTAGGCAAATGATTGTCTAGTGTATTTTTTTTACAATGTTTTGTTGGGTATATCAATGATAAATTATGATAGTAAATATTTGGTATAGTAGGGTAGTTCAATATTTTATGAAAAATATTTTGATTTAAATGGTTGGTTCTATTCAATAAAACACCTGAAACATTGTTGTTTAAACAAAACCCAATATGCATATCACTTATTGCACCATCCATATATATTCCTTTACCACATCCTTTTATGTAATTGGTTTCAACCGTTATTCCAGGAATACAAGAAGATGCTTTTAATACTTGTTTATAATTGTGAATAGTTAGATTATGATATTCATCTACATAATTTACGGGGAAGATTTCTACTGGTGGTGCGTTTGTATGAAAACAAAGTCTATCAAATAAAGCAGATTGAAGTATATTGGGGAAATAAACACTTGTCAAACCAAGAAAAAACATGATTATATATTGAATGTATTGATGCAAATATTGATATACTGGTTTTAATCTAGCTACAATGATTGCTATTTTAAAATCATTGGAATGGATAATTTGTTTGATATCGTTTGTTGTTGCTACTTTGTCTCTTAATTCAACCATCATGGTTTCTAATGTTTCTGGTGTTGATTGTTTGGTATATGTCATATCAATAATATGGTCATAAAAATTGGTAATATTATCTTTGTTTGAAAGTATAGATGCCAGCAATGCTGTGGTACGGTATGCTCCATATGAACCACATATAAATGTGGTTTGTGATGGCGATTGTGAAGGAGATGAATAAAGATGTGTATTGTTAGATTTGAATTGTTTGTATTCATTTAAAAATGCATATTCAAAACCGGCTGTATTTATACATTCAGGTCCAGTAGGTGGAAAAATCACAACATCGAAATCCAATAAATTGTTAATGTGTATATGTCTTGGTGCCAATTTTAATTTATAATAATATTCTTTGTTTCTTTGTTTATGTTTTTCAATATTAATATTATATAGTGGTTGAAGCATTTTATAGATTATATATATTGTATTGTATGTATTATATATTACAGTATAGTAATGTTTAAATATTATTTGTTTTTATTTAATGGGGTTGATTTTCTTTGTTTAATGTATTGGATAATCTTATAATTTCATTTTCTACCTCTTCTGCTGTTTCAAAATAACACACATCATCATAACCTAACTCTGAAACAAACACACAATCATCATCTTTTTTTAATAATATTTCATACCCTTCATCATTTCCAATTGGTATGATAGACAGTGTATTGAATGTTTCATTTGTGTTTCCATTGTTGAATACATATCGTATACTAGGCATTCCTTTAGATGGGTCAAGACGACCTCCTAATTTTTCAACCCCTGACTTTTTCAAACTGTCATACAATTGGTTAATATATTGCTTATTGGTGCTCATATTCATAAAGTAATTCATGCTCATATTGATATTGATTTAAAGTGATATATTATTAATTTAAATCAATTTTGTTTATTTTTATTTATTTTTTTGTTTTTGACATGTTCTTTTAACTCTTTTATTGTCATTTCAAAGAGCTGCTTTTTGTTATGTTTCTTTGCTTTGGATTTCTTGTGTTTATTGTGTTTCTTTGCTTTGGTCTTACTGTTTCGTTTCTTTTTCATTTTCTTTGTTTTCTTGTTATGCTTTTTCTTATGGTTCTTTTTCTTGTTTTTGTGTGCTTTCTTTTTGGTTTTCTTGAGTTTTTTGGTGCGTTTTTTGGTTTTGCCACCAAATTGTTTTGGTTTTTTTGATATCTCAGAAAAATTCGGCTCTTCATCTTTATCTTCATTATCATCACGACCGCGTTTTCCCAATATTGAAGGAGATATTACCGGAGATTGTTCTGTAAATCCGATAAACTTTCTTGCAGACTCTATAAATTGCTTCTTTTCAACGGATATATCTTTATCTACTAATAATTTATAACTATCGTAAAAAGACTTCAAAACAATGTTTTTACTTCTGCCTGTATAAAATCCCTGTAAAGAAAAAACTTCCTTATTAAAATCTTCATCTGATATAGAAGTATTTAATATTCTATATGCTAATAAATTATAATTAATACCTAATAACATTATTACATTATCTATTGAATCTTCGCGAAACAACGATAATTTCCCTTCATTTTCAGTGTATATTTTATTTGTTAAAATAGGATAATATAAACTTTCTAATATAGGAGGTAATTCTGGTATAATATTTTCATCGGTTATTATTAAATCAGTATTAATAGTTTCATTTACATTTTCATAATCAAAATTAACATCAGCGGTCATCATTTCATACAAAATACAAACTGACATCAGAAATATTTTTTTAAGTGTATGTGTTCTTGCTGATTCTACTGTTTCGTTAACTAATCCTATATAACCATATTTTTCAATATTTGGGATTTTTTCAAATTTATCTTTTAAATAAGTCTGACTAAACTTATTACCTGGACTATTTACATTTTTAGACCGTAATATATTATTTGGTGAATCATTATCATCATTATTTTTTGTTTGTATGTCTAGTATTAGTGAAAACAACTGAATAATACCTTTTACATTTTTTTTGATAGATGTTTGCGTTTCAGGAAACAATGATAATATCTCATCGAATTCGATTATTATGTTGCGTATCATATCATAATATTGTTCTTCTGGATCATTTATAGAATGCCACTTCATTGTTATATTTCGTATATCACTTAATACCGACATAAACAAATTGTTTAATTCAATGTCAAAATCAGTATCTTCGTCATAGTCGTAGTCATCGTTTTCTTTTTTTTCAAATTTGTCAACTATATTTCCTTCTTCATTAGAAGGTATTGTTTCTATATTCTCATTATCAGTGTTGGTCTCGCTTTCTTCATATTTTGCTTCATAACTTGTTTCATCTTTTTCTCCTCCTGTCAAAATTAAATTACTAGATGTATTTTTTATATAGTAAGTAATACTATCCTTTGTTCCAAGATACACAGTATTAATATTATTTATAACTGCATATAAAAAACATAACCAATCTCCTGTAAAAAATACTACTTTTTGTTTAGGAAATTTACCAGAATACCATTTTGTTGAATTGACTTGTTCCCAATCACCACTTCTTTTTATATCTAATAATAAATTATATAAATGTTGGGGTTTTATTGATTTTTTTAAACCTTTTAGTTGGTTATATATTTGCTCGCATATTGTTATACTTAATTTATCTTTATCACGGCTTTTACATGGACTATATGATGCTTTAGGTTTATTTAACAATACAGCACATAAAGACCCAACGCTAGGACCTGAATCTATTTTACCTTTTAACTTTGTTAGTGTTTTATCTTTGTATAATCCTTCTTTATAAGCCTTTATTACTCCAGTCCCTTTTAAATTTGCTTCAGGTTCCCAAGTATTATCAGCATCCGAATAATTTTCCCATTTAACCAAATAATATGGTTTTTTATTAACATATTCCATATCTAATACTTTTTCAACATTATATGTTTGAGGCTGAACTTTTTTTTTCTTAAAAATTTTCATAAATTTATTTAATTGTTCTTTTGCTTTTTTTAAAACACCTCTTGATGTATTCGTTAAAATAACACCTGTTTCATTAAATTTTATTTCAATTGGTTTACTTAATGCCGGAGATTCATATTTAAATGTTGTTTTTCGCCCATTTATAATATACTTAAAACGCAATATAGGCCCAATGTCATAAATAAAACTATCGCTTTTTTCATAAGAAAATGACATTTTACCACCATTGTCTCTATTTGTCAATGTATTACTTGTAAAATCCCAAGTTGTTTTATTTGTATTGTATGGTAAAACAATTCTTCCTTTGGAACTTACAAATGTTTTTGTAGTTGCCGCCGTAGCACCATCCCAAGAGTTATGTGGTATTTTAATTTGAACATGATATTTATCCCCTGAGTTTGTTTTACCTTCTTTGAAATTCCAGTTAAATACAGGACTTTTATATACTGCGTCGTGAATTGTATAATATTTTTCCTTTTCACCAATCTTATAGATTTTCTTAAACTTATTAAATAAATTTTTACCTGTTATAGTTTCTATTGGAACATTTTTATCTTTTAACCAATTATACGTATAATCGCCTTCAAACATTCCTGATGTAAAATTTCGATAATCATCTCTGTTCTCATACGCTTTATTTATTGATTTTATATGTTGAATAAAATCGTTGTATTTGGAATCACCAGATTCTACTCCATCTTGACATCTTTTTTTCCCAAAATCATGTATACTATCTACTATACTTAAATAATTGATAAACTGATTATTTTTAATAAATTCTGTCATATTCTATATATAAGTTATTGATTATAATATTTATTAAAATGGTTTAAATATTTGGTCGGGATAATATATATAATGACTACTATGGCAACTACAGCAGCAACTATCGATAAAGATATTATTCAAGACGGAGATGTTAGTAAGGATGATGAAGAGTATATTTTCAATCCTTACAATCAAAACAATATGGAAATAACAGAAGCAGATGTTTCTGTTATTTTAAAGAAATATGGTCTACCTAGTACCTTTCACAACTTCAACTTATACAAACGTGCGTTTATTCATAAGTCGTATTGTAAAAGACCTAAAATAGAAAATGAAGAAAATGGGGTTATTATTGCGGAACGACCTGACAATTGTATGCCTCTTAAAACCAAATCCAATGAACGATTGGAATATTTGGGGGATGGAGTATTGGAATGTATTACTAAATACTATTTGTATCGCCGATTTCCAAAGGAAAATGAAGGTTTTTTGACCGAAAAGAAAATCGCATTGGTGAAAAACGAATCCATTGGTAAAATGGCGTATGAAATGGGCCTCAATAAATGGTATATTATGTCGGCCAATGCAGAGGAAAAGAAAACCAGAACCAATCTAAAAAAATTGGGTTGTTTGTTTGAAGCTTTTTTGGGTGCTTTGTTTTTGGATTTCAACAAAATACAAATCCACGATGAGGGAAAATGGTTTGATAATGTGTTTGTTACTGGTCCAGGGTTTCAGATGGCACAAACCTTTGTGGAAAAGGTGTTTGATGAGCATGTAGATTGGATGAACTTACTCCAGAAAAACGATAATTATAAAAATTTACTACAAGTTAAACTACAGAAAGCGTTTCAAGTTACTCCTATCTACAGGGAAATGAGTGAATGGGACGAGGATATCGGTTACCATATGGGGGTATTTTTATGCATTGGATACAATCAACACAATGTTAACTTACATTCTTATATGAAGGTAGAACATTTAGAGAAAAAATACAAAAATAGTAGTGTTTTAGAAGATATTGAATATTATTTGGAAAACGTAGACAATAATTTGTTTTTGTATTTGGGTGAAGACACACACAAAATCAAGAAAAAGGCAGAACAATCTGCTTGTTTAAAGGGGTTGAATTTGTTAAACAATAGCAGTTAACTTGTATTTGGTTGTATTGAAATGTATTCTATTATGTTAGGTTAAATTTTATATAAACATAAAACTTTTATTATAAGTAAATTATATATACAATGAGTTCTCTTCTTGATAGATTAAAGGTAAAAAATATTCCAGAAAAGAAGACAGAGTATAAGATATTGATACCTAGAAAAAAAAATGACGTTATTAGAAAACCAAGGAAGACCGATGTGAAAAAAGATGGAGAAGAAAAAGACATCGGTGATATTTTTGCACCAAAAGATAGTGTTAAAGATACAGATAAAAAGGAAAAAGTTGGTGATGGAAAGGAAAAAGGCATCGCAATAGTAGACATGACAGACAATACTATGGATTTTTCTGATTTTTTCAATAAAGCAAGAGGGTTGGTATTTGTGGATGATAGAAAAGTTGCCCAACAAGTAGAAAAAGATATGGAAGAAGAGAAGGATGAAGGTATCGCTACACGCGATACTATGATTGATATTGGTGAAATGGATGGTGAGGTTGAAGCAGAAGGGGATAAGGCGAAGGTTGTTGAGGATAAGGAGAAGAAGGTTGGGGTGAAGAAGAAAGGTGATGCTGTTGTGGAAGGGAAGATTGGTGTAGAAGAAGGTCGGGACGAAGATAAACCTGTGATTACTTCTATCGACAAAACCGAACAAGGTAGTTATTATACAGATTTGCGCACGGAAAGTGTTATTATTGGCGATACAACCATTAAACAACGACTTCCTCCTATAAAACGCAAGGTTAACATTAAAGCAAACTCTTACTACCTTAACAATCGCAAAATATTTACCAACTTTATCAACACTCTTTTTCAACCCTACAAAACTAAAAAAGAAAAGAAGAGTGGTGATGGAAAGCCTGTTAGTTTATTTACGCATCAGGAAATCATTCGTGATTACATTAATTTGTATTCTCCGTATAGGGGATTGTTAATTTATCATGGTTTGGGGGCAGGGAAAACATGTGGTTCCATTGGAATTGCTGAAGGGTTGAAAAACGACAAACAAATTTACATTATGACACCTGCTTCCCTTCAAATGAACTATGTCAAAGAACTAAAGAAGTGTGGTGACCCTATCTACCGCACCAACCAATATTGGGAATTCGTAGAAACCAATGGGGATACGGAGTTGGAAGAAACGCTCCATCGTGTATTGGGTATTAGTTTAAAATATATTAAACGACAAAAAGGTGCATGGATGGTAGACGTTAAAAAGAAGTCCAACTATAACCTTCTTTCTGAAATCCAGCAAAAATCACTAGACAAGCAAATCAACGAAATGATTATGAAAAAATACCGATTTTTCCGCTACAACGGTATGCGAATGGACCATTTAACCAAATTGGAACAAGAAGCAGAAGAAGAACACGGCCGTTCCAATCCATTCGACCACAAAGTAGTCATTATTGATGAAGCCCATAATTTCGTCAGTAGAATTGTAAACAAACTAAAAAGCAAGAAAACGAAGAGTTTGTCGGTGAAATTGTATGAATATTTGATGGACGCCATTGACTGTCGGGTTGTATTTTTAACTGGAACACCAATGATTAATTACCCCAATGAGATTGGTATTTTGTTTAATATGTTACGAGGATACATTAAAACTTACCACTTTCGAGCAGATGTAAAAACCAGAGAAAAGGTAAATATTGACTACATTAGAAAAGCTCTTAAAAACAATCGTTTAGTGGATTACGTGGAATACAAACCAAGTACCAAAATGTTAAGCATTACTAGAAACCCATTTTCCTTTGAAACTAAGTTGACAAGAGCAAGGGAATACAATGGTGTTGTTTTGGGAGAGAAAAACAAGGTAGAAGAAAAAGAGTTTATTGCGATGGTTTCTGATATTTTGTCTAAAAGCAATGTTATGATTGACGCAAATAACGTTAAAGTTGAAAACAACAAAGCACTTCCCGACACTTATGCTGGATTTACCAAGTTGTTTATTAATCCATCTAATGGAAATATGATTAACAATGATTTGTTTAAACGACGTGTTTTGGGTTTGACGTCTTACTTTAGAAGTGCCAAAGAAGAATTGTTGCCAAAGTTTAATCCAGAGAAAGATATCATTATTGATAAAATTCCTATGAGCAATTACCAGTTGGGTATTTATGAAACAGCTCGCGAAATAGAGCGAAAAGAAGCAGATGGAAATGCAAAGAAAAAGAAGAAAGCGGAAAACGAAGACGTGTTTGAAGAAGGCACATCTACTTATCGTATCTTTTCGCGGTCGTTTTGTAATTTTGTATTTCCCGCTGATATTGAACGACCCTTGCCTATGAAGAAAAAGAAGGATGGTAAGGTAAATATTAAAAACGTAGACGAGGATTTACTGGACAATGCTGGTGTAAATGAGCGCATCAATAATGTAGACGGACGGTTTCAAGTAGATGACAGTAGTGCAATAGAAGAAATGGTAAACAAAGACTATGGTGAGCGTATTGAAGATGCTATGAAACAATTGGAAGACAAAGCAAACCTTTACTTGACCTACGATGGATTGAAAACCTACAGTCCAAAGTTTCAAAAGATATTGTATAATATTCAGAAAGACGAACATAAGGGAACGCATTTGGTGTATTCACAGTTTCGCACGCTGGAAGGTATTGGTATCTTAAGTTTGATTTTAAAGCAAAATGGGTATTCGGAGTTTAAGATTAAGAAAGATGAGGGTGGTAGATGGTTGGTGGATATGACTCAAGACGAAATTGATAAACCTAGTTTTGCGCTTTATACAGGGACTGAAGACGAAGAGAAAAAAGAGATTATTAGAAACATTTTCAACAGCAATTGGGGTGTAGTTCCTTCTACATTGCGCGACCAATTGATGACAATGAGCAAAAACAATTTCTACGGTGAAATGATAAAGGTCTTTATGATTACAAGTAGTGGAGCAGAAGGTATTGATTTGAAAAATGTAAGGTATGTTCACATTGTAGAACCATACTGGCATCCAGTGCGAAAAGAACAGGTTATTGGGCGAGCAGTTCGTATCAATAGTCACGCTGATTTGTTACCAGAGTTTAGAAGTGTAAAGGTATTTATGTATTTGATGACCTTTTCAGAAAAGCAATTATTGGGTGACAAAGAAGCCGAAACCAAAGAAGGACGCGAACCTAAGGTGTCTCAGCGATTACAAAGTAGGGATGTTAGTAAGTTTAATGAAAATGTGGTGCTTACTACGGATGAAGCATTGCATGAAATCAGTAGTATTAAGGAAAATGTAAAGAAGGATATATTGAAGGAAATTAAGAGTTCGTCGATTGATTGTAGTATTCATACTGCTGGAAAGGAAAATATTGCTTGTTATTCTTTTTCAAGCAACAATCCTAATGAGTTTTTAACAGTTCCTTCATTTAAGAAAGACCAGAAAGATAAGTTTAGAAAGAAAAACATAAAGAAAATAGCATGGACTGCTAAATTGGTTGTAATTGATGGTAAAAAATATGCTTTTAAACGGGATGCTCCAGATGTGAAAACAGGTGAATTGTATGATTATGATAGTTATGTAGAAGCTAGAAGCACAGGAGTAAATCCATTGTTGGTTGCAAAGTTGGTTCCTCATCCCAAAGACCCCAATAAGATTAGAAGGGTATATGTATGATTGATGTTGTATCGGTAGATGTAGTTTTATAAATTTTATAATAAATATATTATAAAATTTGTTGTATGTATGGTGTGTGATGTATGGTGTATGATGCATGGTGTGTGACGCATGGTATGTGATGCATGGTGTGTGATGCGTTACATATCAATTGTAGGGTTGTGATTGATGTATGGTTTTAGTTCTATTAGCCTTTTCTTAATGATGTCTCTATTGTGTATATGATGTATTTTTGTTCCTAATATATCTAACACTAGATTGTATATGGATGGCGACATTATTTTATAGTTTTTTAAACATAGTTTAATTAGTTTGTTAATGTTTTGTCTTACGTTTTCAACATTTCGGTTACTATGAGCCATTCCACTCGTTATTTCTATAACTAATTTTTTAAAATTATCGTAGAATTCTACTTCTCTTTTGTGTTTTGTCATAGAACGAGTTACTCTTGGTTCAATGTTAGGGTTTTCTTTTTTAATTTTTATTACATAACTTATGTTATCTCTACACATTGGACAATTATTTTTGATTTCCCTCCACGTAGACAAACATTTAGAACAAAACAAATGGTCGCAATTCGTTTTTACTAAGTTATCGTCTGTGTAACATATACCACATTCCATTTATTATTATATTTATTATAATTTTGTGGTAATGTATTTATTATAATTTTGTGTTAATGTATTTATTATTATATTTTTTATGTGTAATATGTATAATGGATTTTACAGATACGTTAAAGAAATTTACAATGATGCTTTCCAAAAAGGATGCTAAGGAAGGGATGGACCATATGAAAGATAATGAAACCAAAGAATGTATTGGATGTACTGAAGGTATGGGTTGTAATGGTAAGGAATGTGGAGAAGGAGAAGGTAAAGAATGCATGTGTAGCAAAGACCATAAAGAAGGATTTATCAATATTAAAAAAGCAAGTGATAAAACGGTTCGTAATACATTTTACATTACTTATGTGTTTTTCCTAACGACTGCTACTATTACGTTTATTGAATCCATGAGAACCAAAGACTTTAAAGCAAGACATATTTTAAATTTGGAAACCGCCATTTCGGTTATTGCTACTTACTTTTATGGAACCTTTATTGAAAAGTTAAAGAAAAAGGAAATCGATTACAAGGAAATCAATGAAAATCGCTATTTAGATTGGTCGATGACTACACCAATTATGCTTTTAGTATTGGTATTGGCTTTTCTATACAATACTGGAGGTCGTTTGCGTTTGGGAACTTACGCGGTTATTATTGCTTTAAATGCTATTATGCTTGGAACTGGATATTTGGGGGAAATTGGAACCATCAGTAAAAATATGGGTTTCGGTGTTGGTTTCGCCGCTTTCTTTGCTATGTATTACTACATTTATGCCACCTTTTTAAAGGGTAAATATAAGTTTGACAATAGTTTGTTGTATTGGGCGTTCTTTATTTTGTGGAGTATGTATGGTGTATTGTATATGATGGATGAAAAAACCAAGAATGTTGGATTTAATATTTTGGACTTGTTTGCCAAATGCTTTGTTGGTATTTTCTTTTGGGCATACTTTACTAAGGTTATTACTTTGTAAGATTGTGGTATTGTAATTTTGTAAGATTGTGATGTTGTAAAAATAATAAAAATTAGTGTATTAAATACTAATTTTTATTTGTAAATCAAATTTCATAAATTTCATAAATTTCATAAATTTCATATATTTCATATATTTATTCTGTTGTTTCAATTACGATTGGATTCATATCAAAATCTACTGGATTGCGACCATACTTGTCGGTATAAATAATATTATCTTTAAACACATTCATTGCTCCTGGTCGAAGGTCTACCTTCATCCAACATACATACCCCTTTGGTCTTACTTTATCAAACATCATACGATGTCTTGTTTTACTTACATCTTTTATACCATGGTATTCTTTACATCCACAATTTACTTTTAACCAATTCGCCATTTCATCGGTTACTTTATTATGGTCTCTCCAATATTTTTGGATTTTTAAGTCTGCTGGTGGTTCTTGAATTGGTAGATTGTTCATGTTTTGATTGATTATTTGTTGTTTATGTTGTTGATGTAGATGTAATATTCTTTAATCAATTTTATCGGTTTGTTGAATTTGATGTTGAAGGGGAGATGATAATTGATGAGGGAGAGATGGTATTGATAGTTCTCCATATTTCATAGACAACTCTTCATATTGTATTTGTAATTTACTATACTTTTCATTTAAAATGGCAAATTTTGCTTCTACTTTGGCTTCTATCTTGTCATATATACGCTTTTCTATATCAGACATTTGATTGTCGGACAAGGTAGGAGGTGCAGGAATATCGGATTGTTTTAACTTTAATTTATTAAGCAAGTTATTGACAGTTGGACTTTTTTTAAATTGTTGTGTTGATGATTGTATTGGTATTTGAGGTTGCATGTTAAATGTTACCTTTTTGTTTGAAGTTTGTTTTGTTTTTAAAATAGAATTGGGGAGAGATGTTTGATTGGGATTTACATCATCTTCTATTATTAACTTCATAGGTTCATTATGGTATTATTATTATTATTATTATTATTATTATTGGTATTATTATTGATACTATTATTATTAATATTAATTGACTGTGTGTCTTGTGTGGATGGTTTTATCCAATCTGGTGGTTTGTCACTATATGTTGTTGTAATTCGCTGTAATTCCTTTGCTCTGTCTTCCAAGGTTTGATTTATAATGGAATCAAGATTTTGGATTGGTTCGTCTTCAATAGTATCACTGAAATCAATATCATTTGGTTTTTTAGGATTAAGCATTGTATCGTATTGTTGTTTATAACTATCGAATGATGAGTTGGTTTGTTGTTGCGATTTTTGCTGATGTATGTTGTCACTAGGGGTTTGAAAAGTATGAGAAGAAGGTGGTGGTTTCAAGACCATTGTATTTTTCTCTATTTCGCGATTTTGATTACTAATGTATTGAAAGCAATCGCTTAGCAAGTTTTTGTTCATGTCTTGTAAGTCTCTGTAATTAAACCTTCTTTCGTGATAGTTTTTAAGTTTGTTATTGAAAAAATCAACAAAATTAGGGCGACGGACCGATTGTCGATTAAACTCTGATTCAAGTATACCTATCAATAGTGAAATATTGTCTTGTTCGTGAATTGACATAATATAATAATTATGGTGTAATGTTTATTATATTATTTGTGTTGGTTTTAAATTTGTTTTGTTTATTTTTGTTAAGTATGTTATTTTTGTTAAGTATGTTATTTTTGTTATGTATGTTATTTTTGTTATGTATGTTATTTTTGTTATGTATT